CAAGGAAGGAGTTTCCTGACGTTTGTCTAAAGTTTTAGTGGTGATTCTTGGCTGATCACCAGTTTTAATAACTCCAGAAGCTGCCATCATTTCTCCTTTGGAGGTTGCATAGCCGCTTGCTGGGCTTGTGCCGCTTCCATCTTCTTGAGACGGTCTTTCAATTGTTGTTTCATAGGTGGTTCAAGCAAGTCTAGCAAGGATTCCTTGTCAATGACCTGTGCTTTGAACAGATTGAACGCCAATTGGCGCAAATCTTCCATGAAGATGGGCGAATTGCTGTGTGCATCCACTTTTACGGCGTAATTCTTGGGCAATTGCTCTGCAATGAACCGGTTGCCACGAGTATCCGTGTAATGCGTGTTTGGATACGCCTGCATGAGCTTCAGATACAGAGTCGCCATCTTTTCTAGCGAATCTTCAATGACGAGCGCCCGTTTTTTGGCACGAGATGACCCTAAACGGGCAAGTTGACTGGCATGACCGGACGATCTGACCCCGGACTCACCGCGACCTTGCAAGACAGACACAATGCCAGAGGCTTCCTCAAACATTGAGTCAATCTCGCTGATCTCACGGAAGAGATCTGGCGGCATTTGCGGGGATAACTTCTCAACTTTCGCGCTTGGCATATCGGTTGCCAAGATCCCGCCTGCTCGGTTCAGCGCAAAGTTCTTCTCATCCAGGATTCCAGTGAATCCGATGAGTGCCGTAGGTGGGCTGACCTGCTTGGACAGAATGTCTAGAATCTCCGTCATGCGCTTGTTACGCATCTGCTGGAGGTAAATCAGACGGGATACTTCTGATTGGCCCCAGTAGTAATCGTAGAGCGGCAGGGGGCAAACCTGAATGAAGGGCAGCTCGCCTTTCAAGAAGACGGTTGCGCCAGGACGGTCGTAGATGATGACGTCAGGGTCTGCGCGAGTGACAACTTGGTAGTCATCAATCTCATCGTTCCAGACCCAGAGTTCCGTCATCTCAACGGTTTCTTCTGCAACCTGGGCTTTGTAGCGGTTGCCACCAGATAGGTCCAGGTTGACGTTCCCGTAGAGTGTAGGGTCCGTCTGACTCATGATGATGCGTTGCACACCGTTAGCGACTTCCGTGCGCTCGTGCTGCATATAGGACACGCGCTCTACAATCTTTTCCCGTTTTGGATGGCTGTAGAGGCGGTTAAATAGTTCAGACTTCGTGATGTAGTAAGTCTGAATTATTGCTTCTTGTCTGTCAGTGTATGCGGTGTCTTCTCGCAGGACACCGATGCTGGCCGGTTCCACGAGATACGGATGAATACCGTTTCGATAAACCAGTTTAATAAAGGTGCTGTTGTAGCACAGAGACCATGATACCGCTGTCGAGAATACTTGGTCAGCATTGCTGTTTAGCCATTCATCGTTGAGTGCGCGGGTCAAGACTGGGAGTTTGGCCTGCTCTTCATCTGGGACTGCCGCACCCAAGTCTATGGAGAATCGGGTGGTTTCGGCAGAGTAGAGGAAGGATGACAACTGATCTATGTGTGGATAGATCTTGTTGTACATGGCCGGTGCTTCATCCGGTCCGTTCCCAAACAGATACCACGAGCGAAGACCCCCGTACTCTGTGCGGCGCTCTGGCATGGAGACGCTGCACTTGTGGATGAGGTCTAGGTAGAAGTTTTCACGTTCTACCGGATCGCTCGGGATTCTCATGGTGCTATTGCCAAGTTCTCATGGTCAGCAATGTAACTCGCGGCCTTTGGTCCCGTCAAATTACCAGCATCTTTGGGATTTACGCCAACGGATTCTCCCCGCACGGACTTGGCAACTTGTCCAGCAAGTGCTGCTTGCATATTGATGTTCTGGAAGTTCCCACCCCAGATCGCGGCATCACCTGGTCGAGCCTCTTTTTCTTTTGGCTCTTCAGGGACGTTGTGATGATGGTAACCGGCTTGGGTGTCGCCTTCACGGGTGGACTTGATGTCGGTCATTTGGAAGTCTTGGGCAAGGCCACGCAGGTTACGGTCAGCCTGTTTGGTTTTATCTGATTTTAGAGCGACTGGTTTTAGGAAAACCATATTTAGTTCTGCTGTACAAAATTTGATAGGGCATTGAGCCTCATACGATTCAAACAGACCGTGGGATTCGCAAAGATAGTCGTGGAGTACGCTCATGATTCGTCCAGAGTAGGATAAGAGTAATCGTGACGATTACGGGGGCCGATAGATAATTTGAATCCGTCAGGGGAGTTCACGATCCCCATGTGAGAGAAGATAGCAGGTTCTGCAACCTTGCGATAGTCAACGTAGGTAGTCTTGTCTTTCCTCCTCATGATCTTGACCCGACCGTCTACCCAAGCCTTGTAGGCAGCAGAGACCCTGCGCTGGGTAGTCTCGGTCATGGGGGATATCTCGTAGATGAAGACGTCGTGCAATAGGTCTTTGGAGATACCGCAGAGATCAGCAAACCTCTGGATGGAGATCCCACGTTCTTTGTCTCGCAGGAGTTTGCCAACCAAAACTTTGAGTTCTTCTTTAGGAAATACGGTATTCAAACTTGTAGCCCTTGTCTTGCAAGAACATCAGGAAGTCTAGTTCACCAAATACGTTATCGCACTCTTCTACTGTGCTTTTGATGACGATGGATTTGTGACCTACCAATTTTCTGCTGGGTGCGTGATGACCGACCAAGCGCTCTAAGTCAATATCATCGTGTAGGTCTGGACCCATGTACTCAATCGAAAAGTGTTTGGCAATGTGAAGCGGTGCGTACCGGATTCCCACGGATTCTAGTTGAGGTCTTAGCAATCCTGAGAGTTGGACATCTTCGTTGATGTACGGCTGTTGTCCGTACAACTTGTGAACGATGCCGTGCTTGGCAGGAGCTTCCAGAAACTTTCGGCTACGCAGGGAGAACCCTCCGTTCTGGACAACCATAGGGTCTTTTACATGAACCCACGAGAAGTGGAACAGGGCTTGGTCTCCCAAGATGCCCATGTGAGTAGGGGCGCCCACATAGTCGTACTCGTAATACTCGTCTGTAAAGTTGGCCCCGTTGATGACCCAGCCGTCGTCTTGCACGACCAGACAATATTCCGTCTCGATGTACGAGTGCAGACAGTACATACAGAACATCGAGTATTGGAAGTAATCCAAGTGTTCTGTCTTTTTCCAACAGATGTGGTCTGGCAAGGAAGGAGGTCTTTCCAAGGAAATGAGTAGACCTCTGCTACCTGGCAACTGGGACAGGCTCTCTACGAGGCTGGGGATAGCGGCAGCACCGTCAGTGTGGCCGTGGACAGATACGATAGTGAGGTCAGTGTGTAGAGCCACCGTACATCCCGATTTTCTTGAGATAGTTGGATACGTTACGTCCAGCAGCGATCTGCTCTGGCGTTTGGTTCTCTTGAGCATGAGAGATTTCTTTCGTCAGTCTCATGGCAATCAATCTAGGTTGAACCTGCTCGGCATAAGCAACAGCGGCCAGCGCACTGGCAATAACTCTATCATCTTTGCCGCGCCCAGGCGCACCGATAAACCCGCCCTCACGAACAATGCCCTTCATCTCGTCTAACAAGTCCATAGACTTGATGTCCATCAACCCACGCTCAAAGTAATCCTTCATGTAGGTCAGCATCCGTTCCTTGGTCTGACTCGTGGTCAGGAAACCAATAGAGTTGGATAACCCAGACATCGTGTCGTTGCGACGCCAGATGTAGTTCTGCATAGAACCCAGCACATCCATGATGCCGTGACCGGCAGTCCCCTGTGACGCAGCCAGACGCTTGAGGTTACGCATCTCGTTGATCACCGCTTGACCGGGACCGTTGACTTCCAAGTTCAGAGTTGAATTCTTGTACGCACCAGCAAGGTGGGCAATAACCCACGCAAACTGATAGGTGTTCATCTCACTGGTCGCAAATTCGGCCACCTGCTCCATCCCGTTGGCATAGACCCGGAACACCTGGATGGAAAAGCGGTCTGCCCAATCAGATGATCCATAAGCAGGGTCAGCACCAATGACGTAATAGGCCGTGTCAATAGGCTGCTCCCAAACTTTAAGAGTCCCCAACTTCTCGGTTGACTTCAAGACATCCGTGTCTTGGAACATTGCCCCGAAAGCATAACGGAAACATTCCGGGTGAAGTGCACGAGATTTCTTGGCAGCGTCAGTACACCGGGAGTTTGAGAAGAAGCTCGTACCAGTCATCACGAATGCGTAGTCTTCCGTAGGAGGAAACTCCTGGTACATCAGCGCATCGTCCTTGATCCCCTCGTGC